CACGAAATTTAAAACCTTCCATAGTTAATTCAGGTCCATTCCCCATTCTATCACCATAAACTCGTGAAGCAATTTTTTCAGGTTTTTTAGCGTATGATTCAGATAGATTACCAGGAAAATATTTACCAAACACTTTCTTTAATCCGTCAGATGAGTAATTTAAGTTTTCCTCAACTGCTCTAAAACTACCACTTTCGTGAGCACATTGTGATAAGAAGTGAGCCAATCTTAAAGGTGATGTAATGTTGAATTTTTTAGCAACCTCATCAATTTGATTAATAACTGTTCCGGGAACAACACCAACTAACTTATCAAGTTTGAATGTTGTATTTTTAGGATTAACAACATCTTCCTTAATCATAGTTCCTAATTTTAATTTATCCCAAGATAATTGTCCGACAATACCATCATCAACTAATCCATTACTTCTTTGCCATTCTTTAACTTTTTTTTCAGTCCCTGGACCAAAAATACCGTCGGGGTTTAAACCTAACTTCGTTTGTAGTAATTTAACGTCTTCCCCTGTTGAACCAATTTTTAACATAACTTTATCGTTTTTATTATTGATAAATACTTTTGAAATGATTAATATTTGATTATAAAACTATATTAAAATATGTCTAAATTTGTTATTGATAATCTCCATTCAGAGATTGAGTTTAAAGTGAAACATTTAATGATTTCAACCGTTACAGGTCGTTTCACAGAGTTTACCGCAGAAATTACTGCAGAAAAAGAAGATTTTACAGATGCTCAAATTAGTTTTGAAGCTGACGTAAATTCTATCACAACAAGTGTTGTAGATAGAGACAACCACCTTAAATCTCCTGATTTCTTCGACGCTGAGAGTTACCCTAAATTAGCTTTTAAATCAACAAATGTTGTATTGGAAAATAATACATACAACGTAACAGGATTATTGAATATCCACGGTGTTGAGAAAGAAGTTACATTGGTTGGTGAATACAATGGTAATGACACTGACTTATATGGTAACAAAAAACACGGGTTTGAATTAACAGGAACAATTAAACGTTCAGAATTTGGACTTACATTCAACGCAACAACCGATAAAGGTGGTTTATTAGTATCCGATGAAGTAAAATTAATTGCAAGTGTGCAATTTATTGAGGTTGTGATGGCGTAATTTGTTATTAGTATCTTTGTTAACCCTCATCTTAATTGATGGGGGTTTTTTGTTTTATAAAATATTTATAAAGTAAATAGTTAATTATGATATCACTAGAAAAAAACACACGATACTGTTTTTACACCTCAGTAGTTGTGATGACAATGTTTTTGATAATAAAACTTTTAGTGGTGTTTAATTTTCTACCCCTATGTAATTCAGTGATGTGGGCTGAATTTATCTGTTTTGTTTTATTTATCCCTCTTTTTTTCAAAATAATTTATGATTATGTGAAAAAAAATAAAGAATCGGTTAAATTAAACTTTTATGCTAGAAATTTAAATGAAACTTTAATATCTCAGACACACAACCATTTATTCTATGAGGGAAATGTTAATGAAGGTGCTAAATTATTAACTAAAGAAGTTACTAATAGTATATGTGCCGACAGATGTTCTATTTGGTTATATAACAAAAAAAATAACGGGATTGTTTGTGAACAATTATACGAGAAAAAAGACGATGAATGGTTTCAAGGTGTTGAAATATTTGAGAAGGATTTTAAACCGTATTTCGAAGGGTTAAAAACTAACCCAATCATTATTGCGAATGATGTTGACTTACATCCTGCAACAAGTTGTTTTAAAGAAACGTATTCAGGACCCCTTGGTATTAGAGCAATGTTAGACGTTCCAATTATTTATAAGGGAGAAGTTATTGGTGTTATTTGTATTGAAAGTTATACCGTTAGAGAATGGCATAAAGTGGAAGTAAATTTCGCTGAAATGTTATCATCATTGTATTCATTCGCATATTCTGTGGAAGAAGGTAATGAACTTAAAAATGAATTATCTGAGTTCGAACATTTTGTTGATTCATCAGTATTGGTTAGTAAAGCAGATAAAAGAGGTAAAATTACATATGTGAACAAAAAATTCGAAGAGGTATCAGGATGGTCATTGGAAGAATGTTTGGGTAAAGACCATAGAATTGTTAATTCTAACATTCACGATAAGAAATATTGGTCTAATATGTATAAAACTGTGAAGTCAGGTAAAATTTGGAATGACTTGGTTATCAATAAAAATAAAGATGGTGAATTATATTGGGTTGATACATATATTAAAGCCGAATTTGATGTTGATAATGGTAAACTAAAAGGTTATACCTCAATTAGACAAGACGTAACTGAAATCCATAAAAACATTGCGGAAATTAATAAAAAGAACACGTATCTAGAACACGCCGCGAAGATTCTAAGACACGATATGCACTCAGGGATTAATACATACATCCCAAGAGGTATTAGTTCATTAGAACGAAGATTAAAACCTGAAGATATTGAAACATTAAAATTGGAGGCCCCACTTAAAATGTTGAAGGAAGGTTTGAAACATACTCAAAAAGTTTACAAGGGAGTTTATGAATTTACCAATTTGGTTAAGACTGATGTTGTTTTAACTAAGGAAACTCATAATCTTAAAGATGTCTTAAACGCTTACCTATCCTCAACAGCTTATTCAAGTCAAGTGGCGATAGATTGGTTACCAACAATAGAAATTAACGAATCATTATTCTGTACCGCGATTGATAATCTAATCCGTAATGGTTTAAAGTATAACGATTCTGACGCTAAAATGGTTGCTATCTTTATGGAAAATGAAGAAAATATTGCAATACAAGATAATGGTAGAGGTATGACACAAGAAGAATTTGAACACTTGTCATTACCATATAATAGAAAAGACGGTCAAAAAGAATCAGGTACAGGTTTAGGTTTAAATATTTGTATCGCAATCCTACACGAACACGGTTTCACTATTAAATGTGAAAAAAATGAAGTGGGAACTAAATTAACAATTAAAATAAAATGAGTAAAAAATTTAAAATACTATCAATAGATGGTGGAGGACTTAGAGGTCTAATCCCCCTATTGATATTAAAAGAAGTTGAGAAAATAACCGGAAAGAAAATTTACGAGTTATTTGATTTAATAGTTGGAACGTCAACAGGTGGTATAATCGCTTGTGGATTAACCGCAAGTAAAGACGGTAAAACTCCGGTATTGTCAATTGACAAATTGATTGAATTATACACCACAAAAGGTAATGTGATTTTCCCATATAAAAATAATATCTTCAATAAAATCAATTCGGTATTCAATCCTAAATTTTGTCCTGAAGGATTAGACAATGAGTTGTCAAATTACTTTCAAACATTAAAATTGAGTAACACATTAAAACCAATTATTGTAACATCATATGATATTAGAAATAATGAAGTTGTAATGTTTAAAAGTCGTAAATCAAATGAAGTAGGTTATGATTGTTTACTGAAAGATGTTTGTAGAGCAACATCAGCGGCACCAACTTATTTACCTTCATATGAAATGAATTATGGTGGTAAGTTAAGAACTTGTATAGATGGTGGTGTGTTTGTAAATAACCCCTCATTGGTAGGTATATCGGATGTCGTAAGAAATACTTATGGGTTTGGTGAAATTAATGTTGAGGATATCTCATTATTTTCTTTAGGTACAGGTATTTATACAGAAAACTTAGGAGTTAAAGAAACTAAGAGCTGGGGGTTAAAAGATTGGGTTAAACCAATCACCGATGTTATGTCACAAGCAACCTCAAAAGTTGTTGATTATGAGTGTAACGAGTTCTTAGACAATTATCTACGTGTTCAGGTAACAATAGATGATGAAAGTAAAAGTGATATGTCAGATTCAAGAATTGAAACGACAAATTATTTGATTAGTAGAGTAAACACTCAAGTTTTAAAGAACGTTAATAAATTAAACGAAATAAAAGAATTTTTAAAAAAGTTAGGTAATGATAGAATCAATCTTATTAGTTGATGACGAGGATTTATTCCACTTAGTATTTGAGGACGCATGTTCATTATTAGATATTAGTTTATCACTAAAATCTGTGAACAGTTCTGATGAAGCCGCAAGGATGTTTAAACAATGGTTTGATTCAGGTGACCATAAAGAAAAACCTGAATGTGTATTTGTGGATTTAAATTTAATTGGTTCAGCATTTGATGGGATTGAATTAGTTAGAAAGATAAATTTTGAATACGGTAACCACGTTGTTATTGGAATTATTTCATCATCAAATGAACCATCAGAACAAGCGAAAGCGGTACAAGCCGGAGCACAGTTTTGGTTAGTTAAATCAGATGAAATTGAACCAAGATTAGAAGAGTTCAGAACAGATTACCCAAATTTTAAAAATAGAACACAAACATTTAAAGTTTACAAATGATAAAGTTTAGTGCAAATACTAAAAAACAATTATTAGACCTTTACAAGGCCAAGAATATTGGCCTTGAAGGTAATTTATTGAAAGTAGTTGATTCTGAAGAAGATTCTGAGTTTTCTCAATACATTAAATCCTGTATTGATAAAGATAAAGAATCAAGAAAAAAACGTTTAGATATAACTAAACAAATTCAAAACAAAAATACCGAACTTGAAAATTTAAATACCGAGAATACCCGAATATTAGAAGAATTACAAATAACCTTAGAAAATGTCGAAACATCTAAGAAACAAATTGAATCTCAAAATACCGAACTATTATCTTGGAAAGATGAAAATGAGAGAATTCAATTAGAACTCCAAGAAGAAATGAAACGAACTGAATCTGCAAGAGAAGAGGCGGAGCACGCTAAAGCAAACGCACTTTCTGATTTAGATTTGTTACAGAAAAAAACCCAAACAGAATTAATGGGTAATATTGTTAAAGTAGCCTTAGGTGTTATTATGTTTGTTGCAGTTATTACAACCGCAATGTATGTATTCTCAATTGTGATGGGTAAAGAAGTTAACACAATCGGACCAGCTTGGAGTAATATGTTCGGAATCCTATTAACTAACGCATTTAGTATCGTTGGGACAATAATGGGTGTAAAATACGCAACTAAAGATAAAGATTAATCTTTCTTAACCACCTTTTTTACCGTTTTATATTTAACCTCAACTTCATATGGGTTAACCATACTTCTTTTACTATCATATTTCCAAATAGTGATATAATCTTCAAACTCGTGGACTTTTTCCCACTTCTTATGTTCTATTTTTACTTCTTTCGCCATATCTGTCAATTATTTTGTCAAATATAAGTATTTTTTTATTAAAAAACCTGACAAATTATTTTTTTTAACTGACAATTTGTCATACTTGACCTATTGGCATAGTTTTGTTATATTATCAATCAATAATAAATAAATTAATAAAAAAAGTATGAGTAAAATTATTGGAATTGACTTAGGAACTACGAATTCGTGTGTTGCCGTAATGGAAGGGAATGAACCTGTTGTAATCCCTAACAGTGAGGGAAAAAGAACAACACCATCAGTAGTTGGATTTGTTAATGAAGAAAGAAAAGTTGGTGACCCTGCTAAAAGACAATCAGTTACTAACCCAACTAATACGGTTTATTCTGTTAAACGTTTTATGGGTTCATCATTTGATGAATGTGTGAATGAAACTACAAAAGTTCCATATTCTGTAATTAAAGGGAAAAACAATTCCCCAAGAGTAAAAATTGATAATAAAGAATTTTCACCACAAGAAATTTCAGCAACTATCTTACAAAAGATGAAAAAAACTGCGGAAGATTATTTGGGGTCAACTGTAACTGAAGCGGTTATTACTGTTCCTGCTTACTTTAATGACGCACAAAGACAAGCAACAAAAGAAGCTGGTGAAATCGCAGGTTTAACTGTTAGACGTATTATCAACGAACCAACCGCTGCGGCATTGGCTTACGGTTTAGATAAGAAATCAAAAGACGCTGTTGTTGTTGTATTTGATTGCGGTGGGGGTACGCATGATGTTTCAATCCTTGAATTAGGTGACGGAGTATTTGAAGTAATGTCAACAGATGGGGACACTCACTTAGGTGGTGATGACTTCGACCAAACAATTATTGATTACTTAGTAGGAATCTTCAAAGATGAAAATGGTATTGATGTTAGTAAAGACCCAATGGCGTTACAAAGATTAAAAGAGGCTGCTGAGAAAGCGAAAATTGAGTTATCATCAACCTCATCAACAGAAATTAACTTACCTTACTTAATGCCGGTTGATGGTGTTCCAAAACACTTAGTAACTTCTTTAAGTAAATCTAAATTCGAACAATTAGTTCAACCATTAGTTGACAGAACTATTAAACCGTGTGAAAGTGCGTTGAAAAGTGCGGGTATTAAAGTAACCGATATTGATGAAGTTATTTTAGTAGGTGGAACAACAAGAATTCCAGCAATTCAGGAGGCCGTTAAAAAATTCTTTGGTAAAGAACCTTCAAAAGGTGTTAACCCTGATGAGGTAGTTGCGTTAGGTGCGGCAATCCAAGGTGGTGTATTAGCTGGTGATGTAAAAGACGTGTTATTATTAGATGTTACCCCACTTTCATTAGGTATCGAAACTATGGGAGGTGTATTCACTAAATTAATTGAATCTAACACAACAATCCCAACTAAAAAATCACAAGTATTCTCTACGGCAGTTGATAACCAACCAAGTGTTGATATCCACGTATTACAAGGGGAAAGAGCGATGGCTAAGGACAACAAAACTATTGGTAAATTCCAATTGACTGATATTCCACCATCACAAAGAGGTGTTCCGCAAATCGAAGTAACTTTTGATATTGACGCTAACGGTATCATTAATGTATCTGCGTTGGATAAAGGAACAAACAAAGTTCAATCAATTAAAATTGAAGCGTCTTCAGGATTGTCTAAAGAAGAAATTGAAAGAATGAAATCTGAAGCTGAAGCAAATGCTGAAAACGATAACAAATTACGTGAGGAGGTTGAATTAATTAATAAAGCTGACAGTGTTGTGTTCCAATCTGAAAAATCAATTAAAGATTTGGAAGATAAAATCTCAGAAACTGATAAAACAGAATTAACTGAATTGGTTTCAAGTTTAAAAGAATCTGTTGAGAAACGAGAATTAGACGTTTTGGAGTCGAAAATTGAATCAGTCAATACTAAGTTCCAATCAGTATCTCAAAACTTGTATGATGAGTCAAATGTAACTGATGAGGTGAATGATAGTGATTTTTCTGATGTGGAATTTGACGAAGTGAAATAGTCAATAGTTTTAGAAAAAATTTATCCCCAAGGTTGTTTTACTTTGGGGATTTTTTATATCTTTGAGATATGAAAACGAAAGCACCATACGAAATAACATCTAAAGCGATTAAAGGATACGACGAGTCAAAAATCGCTAAATCTGAAACTAATGATTGTGTTGTAAGAGCATTTGCGTCATCGTTTGATATTCCATATGACAAGGCGTGGAAGATTATCTCTGAGAAATTTGGTAGACAACCAAGACAAGGAACTCGTGGTACATTCGCAACACTTAACAAATTGGCGGAAGTTCGTTATACTTGTAATTACAAGAAAATTAAACCGATTGGTGGAACATACGGAGCATTACATTACGATGTTAAAGTAAAGGGTGAGGTTGTTAAAAGAAAAATGACTGTTGGGACATTCATTAAGAAATACCCTGAAGGAACATTCTTCATCATAGTTAAAGGACACGCATTCACAATCAAGAATGGTGTGGTTATCGGTAACTACGAAGACGCAATAAAATTGAGAAAAGAGATATATTTCGCATACCAAATTAAATAAATTATGAAAGTATTATTTTTAGACCACGACGGAGTTATCTGTTTGTCGAGTAATTGGGGTGGACGTTTTAAGAAAGTGGGGTTTGATAGTAACCCTGAAACACCATTGGATATCCGAATGGATAACTTTGATGTTAAGGCGGTTAAACTATTAAACAGTATTGTTGATATTACCGGTTGTGAACTTGTTATATCATCAGATTGGAAATTACAAGGGACATTAGAACAAATGAAAAAAATGTTTGTTACCCGTGGAATTAAACCACCAATTGACTACACACCTAATTTAAAGACTTTTGATGAGGGTGCGGAACATTTATTAAAAGCGACTCTTGATTTCGAGGAAATACGAGTATTAGAAATTAAAAAGTATTTGGAAGACCATCCTGAAGTAACACATTGGGTTGCGGTTGATGATATGGACTTATCTAAATTAGAAAATTTCGTTCAAACTAAACGACCATATAATGAAGGAATCAAACAATCCGGAGTTAAAGATAAAATTATTGATTTTCTAAAATAAAAAAACCCTCTTTATTGAGGGTTTTCTGTTTCATCAGTGTTTTCAGTATTGGTTGATTTTTCTTTTTGAATTTTACTAATCATCCATCCCGCAACTGCGAATTCGGCGGTAGCCCAAAGTAAAAATTCACCCATACTTAATGTCGAATGTTTTTCCAATAAGAAGAAAATCATACCCCATTGTGCGATTACAAATGCGATACCTGACTCAATTCTTTTTTTAGAAAAGTAAGATGTTCTTGCTGAATACATATTCATTAATTCAGTGAATAACCATTTAATTTTTTTCATAACTGTTTTTATTGATAAATATCAGGCATTAAAAAAGGGGGATGGTAGCGAACCTCCCCCTAGTCAGTGTTACCGAAACGGTAACGGTCCTAACTGAAAATTATTTACCTTTTAACAGGTTAAGACATTGTTTTAAATATTCTTTAGACCTAGCCGATGGTGTTAATTCATCCTCTCTACTTTGAATATTAAGAATCCTTTCAATATCTTTAACTAATTCTGTCCCGTGTTCGTGTTCTTTGTAAAGTTCAATTACTTTATCCATTGCTTTATGACAATTACCTGTAGTTTCATCATAATAATTTTTATTTCTAAATTGATTTAAGTGATTCATCATTTCGTATGACAAATGAGCACCACCATCTTTGATATCTTTGAATAATCTGATGTTATTTAAAATACCTAAAGTATCAACGATTGAATTTACACCGTTTTGTCTTTTATAAACACCTGGTGAATAACTAGCGGCGTCTTTAACACTACCAACAATATCATCTAAATTAATGACGTTGTTTGTCAAACATCTTGGTTTTTGTTCTTCATCTTGTTCACCATTAGAAACTTGTTCCATTATTTTTGTTCGAATAATTTTTCTAAGTTCTTTTTCGTCTATTATAATTCTTTTCATATGTCAATATTTTATTTTTCTTTTAATAAATATTTGAATATTTATAATTAACCATCGGTTGTGCTAAAATGAGCATAAATTTTAATTTAAAATATATGGATGATGAGAGTAGGAAACAAGACTTGGAAACAAATATTTATGGGAAATGTGGCAGTGAAATGTCTTGTCTTGGGAATGTTCTTCAATCCTTTTGGGTTCGATGCGGTTCAATATTATCTTTATACTCTAACAGGAAGTTTAATGAAAGCAAATTTAATTTTGTATGGTATTTCGGGGTTTTTCTTTGGTTTATATTTCTTCTTTCGAAATCGTTCTAAGTAAAACTTTACAGTTTTAACTCAAAACGATTCTTCATTATTTCTAACTTATCTTCAGGAACGTTATGTTGATTAACACCACCGTGTCTATTTTCAACAACCATTGAAAACACTGTGAATCCGAATTCTTTTGCCAATTCATAATAAACATCCATTTCCCATTCTTGGGTGAATGTATTAGCAACTGCGATTCTTGTTGGTGTCATTCCACCATTTGCGTTCTTCATAGATATTCTAACTTGGTTTTGACACCAAGCGTGAGCGTCCTTTAATTTAAGGGGGTTGAATTTATATTCATTACCTTCCATAAAGAACATATCAGCTTCAAAATAAACAGCACCGATAGATTTTGCTAACGTTGATTTACCCGCTCCAGGTAAACCTCTCAAGAGATATAAAATTTTTCCATTCATAAGTCAAATGTAGTGATATTTATAATATAAAACAACAAATAATGGATGTTAAAAAAATAGTTCTTGATGTATTATCAGAATCAAAGAAAAAGAATAAAAAAGATGATAGATGTGTGAGATTAGCCAAACAAAAATATGATACTTGGCCGTCAGCGTATGCTTCAGGTGCGGTTGTTAAATGTCGTCAAGGAAAAATATGGAAAGAAGAAGTTGAATCACTTGATGAAGCAACTAAAACAGATTATAGTAAAGAAAATGAGTCGGGATTACACGGATGGTTTTCAAGACAAGGTGGGAAAGGTAAATCTCAAGGTTGGGTTGATTGTAACACTTGTAGAACAGACTCAAACGGTAAAAAAACTTGTAAATCTTGTGGTAGAAGTGATGGTGAAGATAGGTCAAAATATCCGGCTTGTAGACCAACCCCATCAGCTTGTGGAACTAAAGGTAAAGGTAAAAAGTGGGGTAAAAAAACTAAAATGGGTGTGAAGGAAAATGTTAAAGTTTCAAAGGATTTACAATACCATTTAGATAACGAAATTACATTATCAGAAAACGTATTTAGAATTTATTCAGAGAAATATTTCAAATTAATTAATGAAGTTAGGTCACTTTATAATAGAGATTTAATCAGATTAAATGAAGAAGATTCTTGGATTGTTGAATCTGATTTAGGTAAAAAAGTGTTACTTGAAAATGGTGAAGAGGTTTACTTAGACGCACCAATGTATGAAGAAGAAAATGAAGATGAAAGAGAACTTAGAGAGAAATTAAATTTAGATAAAGACCACGTAGTAAAAATCATTAAAAAAATGGGGTCTATGAGATATTTTAGTATAACATTTGATGGTATTACTAAATTATTCTTAATGGGTAATGTTTATAACATTTTATTTAAAACAATTATCAGACATTTTAAAGTTACCGGTGTTCCACATTTCAAAAGATTTTTAGATTTAGATTTTGATTATTTTGTCTTTATGGATAGAAATGAACCGAATTTCTATAAGAAAGATTTAGAAAAAATGGATGTCGATGCTCGCGACCCATTTGGTAGAGATAGTTTTCTTTTTGAGTATTCCCCAATTGATAAAAGAAATTTTGATTCAACAGTATTCAAACACGAAGAATTGGAGGATTCTATTAATGAAGCATTACACCGAGGTAAGAATGTAAAAATAGGTAGTCCATTCAGAACACCGGGTGGTCCTAAGAAATTTGCGGTGTATGTTAAGACAGGTAAAGGAACAGTTAAAAAGGTGACATTTGGTGACCCCAATTTAAGAGTTAAAAACGCAAATAAAGGTCGAGCAAAATCATTTAGAGCAAGACATAAGTGTGACCAAAAGAAAGATAGAACAACGGCAGGGTATTGGTCTTGTAATGTTGGTCGATACGCTAAAAAATTGGGATTAAAATCATCAAGTAGTTGGTAATATGGAAGAAAAAATTAAATTTTTATTTGACAAAATATTAGAGAAGACTGTTAAAAATTATAATCAATATAATGACAGTCGCGTTAAAATTGAATCAACTCCGACAATTGATTTAGTTAATAAAGTTAAAACACATAGAGGTTCAAAATACGAAGTTTATGTTAAAATTCCTGAATTAAAAGTTTTTGCCGATTTTACACATATATTTCATAAGGTATGGAAAACAATGGGTTTACATAAGACATTAGAAACTAATTTGTTTATTAATACAATAATTCCCAGAAACTTTGATACTTTAAAATATAAAGCAAACCAATACAAAAAAGAATTACAAGAAGAGGTTGATAAATATGTTAAAAGACAACGTGTTGTTGGTAATGAAATTAGTATTAATATTGATGATGTTGAAGTTATTAACAATAATTGGGTTGGTGGATATAGAATGAGTTTTAGTGTATATGCAACCTGTATAAACAATGGAAATCAAGAAGAAATCCTAAGAGTTGATAACCCTATAATCGAAAGAGAATTAAATTATATTTGCACTGAACTACTTGGACACGAATATATGGATGGTATTATTCAAGGTTACGGTTTAACTGTTGATTTTGTTAAAAACGAACCAAGTGAAATCAATGAGGGTAAAATGGATGATATTAAAGATTTCATTAAGAAAAACACTGATAAAATAAAAACCACATTTAAAGAAGAATTAAAAAATTCTAGTGATGATGCTAAAACAGCTTTCAAACATTTAATCACAAAGAAAAAAGATTTAACAAAAGAAGAACGTGAAGAAATTTCAAAAGAATTAAAACAAGTATTCAAGAGAACGGCTAAACGTTTAGGTATGGCTAGTTTGTTTATTTTACCGGGTGGAACTATATTAGTTATCTTACTTAATTTATTTACTAAGAAAAAAGAAGTTCCATACGATGAAACGATAAGTGAAGGTAAAAAAGTTAGGTTATTTACTGAAAGTATTGATAATCACGAATTGAAGTGGCATAGAGACCGTGAGGATAGATTAGTTGAAGTTATTGAAGGTGAAGGTTGGCAATTACAATTTGATGATGAATTACCGTTTAATTTAGAAAAAGGGATGAGTGTTATCATCCCCGAAGGTGTGTATCATAGAGTTATTAAAGGAAGTGGAAATCTAAAAGTATCAATTACTGTATTAGACTAATTCAACTTTCTCTTCAAAAATCTTATTGATTTTATTTTTCACTCTTTCACTTATTGGAATTGGAGAACCCCCATCGTCGATTCTAACAAACGTAATGTTAGTTTTCAATACAAGTTCTTGTTTACCTGTATAAACGTTGTGAGACCTCGCCTCCATATAGATTGTTATGGAAGTATTACCAATTTTAGACGGAAAACCATAGATTTTCAATAATTGATTTTCTTTAGCGGGTTTTTCAAAATTACACTTATCTATTGAGACTGTAACCATTCTTGGGGTATCACATAATTGCATCGCGTAACCCGCTGCCGCTGAGTCAATCCATTTAAGTAACGAACCACCAAATAAATTACCGTGAAATCCTAAATCGGACTTTTTGATTGGATGACTAGAAATTAATTCCATAAAAATAAAATAGAGTTTACATTTAATACCTTTTCGGTATTTATAAGTATATTAATATGGTAATATGAGCAACGAAACTTACATAAAAAAAATAAATAATTTACTGTCAAAAAAAACTTATCATTATGAGTCAGAAATATATTCATTTGACTATATTCTTGAGTTAACAGGTGAGATAAAACCATTGATTAGTATTGGTGAATGGAAAGACTTTTATTTATTGAATTTCAAGATTTTTAATCTTAATGATACCGCAAAAAGAATAATATCATTTCTTATAAAAGAACATCCTGAATATAAAACTGAAGATAAAGAAATTTATGATGTAAAAAAACCATTACGTCAATTAGGAATTGAAAGAAGTTTAGGTGGTATGGCCAGAAAAATGTTGAGAGCACTTAATATTAAAGAGACAATTACTAAAGAAGTTTTAGTATCTTTGTCAGAACTTGAGGGGGATTATGAAGAAATTAAGTTAAATATTGATGAATCAAGTACAAGTATTTCGTCAGGTGAATATACCGGACCATTAGAATTGGGGTTAATAAAATGGAAAAATAAAACACTATCACCATTTAGTGAGTTTGTTGATACTAAATTTAACCATAAGAAAAAACAAAAAACAGTTAAAAACAATGTGAAACGTGTTGTTGGGGTTTGGGAAAAAAATCCTGATGGTTCATATAAAACAAATCAACACGATGTACACACAATTAATGAAGGTATGATTGATAGATTAGCCATTAGAACAGTTGTTAAAGACATTGTAAGTATAATTAAACAAAATGAAGAAGGTGGATTTTATTTACCTGAAGATATTAATGGAGAACTTCAATATAAGTTAACAAATAAAAAGATATTATTTAGTGTTGAATTAACTTTACGATTTAATGACATTATTGGTGGGTTTGGTGTTAATGGTGCCTACTCACACGAGGAAGATGTTATAGAAATGGTTGTCGAATATAATCCAAAAACTATTAATCAACAATTATATGATTTAATTGGTGAGATTAACGAGGTATTGACTCACGAAATGGTTCACCTTAAACAAAATTATAGGGGCGAATTAAACTATGAGGATGTTGAAGGTAGTAATTTAGAATATTACTCAAGAAATCATGAAATACCGGCACAATATTATGGGTTTAAACGTTTATCAAAATTAAGGAAATTACCTTTAGAGGATGTTGTTAGAGAATGGTTCGACACTCATAAAAAAACCCATATGTTAAATCCTGATGAGGTGAAAATCGTAATAGAAAAAATACTTAATTATAAAGCATAAAAAAAGGTCATCAATTGATGACCTTTTTTATTAATTAACAAATCTTATTTGTTTTTCAATTTACTAATTTTATCTCTATACTTGATAGCGTCTTCGTAATTTTGAGAATTAATCGCCTTGTTTAACAAAGTTGTTAAATCATTGATTTGTGAGTTGTTTTTTTCATAATCTCTGATTTCGTCTCTCAATCTGATAGCTTCTTCATAGTTTTGAGTATTAATCGCTTTGTTTAATGAAATTTTTAACTCAGTAACAGGAGAATTTGTTGTTGGTGTTGTTGTTTTTCTTTTTGGTGAGTATGTCGGCCACTCGTTAGTTGGGAAAAATGAAGACCACTCATTTTTAGTTAACCAATCTTTAGTTGGGAAAAGTGAATCCCAATTAGTTGGGTAATTGTAGTTAGATGGCCACTCGTTAGTTGGGTAATTAGAACTAACATAAACTGATTGTGTGTAATTTCCATCTTTAGTAGTATAAGTGTTTTTATACCATTTTGAACCATCTTCATTGTAACCTGTTTCAGTTTTAGTTTCACCTACAGGTTCACTAATTTTTTTTAGTTCATTATAAAAATTATCAAACAACGTAGTGTCGTTGAAAAAATTGTCTAAGCCACCATAAAATGGTTGATTTCTTTTTGAAAACATAAATTTATTATTTTTGATTTATTTTATTAACAGAACTAATAATATACAACGTTTTCTTAAAAGTCAAATATTATTTTCTAAAACGTTTAACAATTAAACCTAATAGTTCTTTTAAAGAAATACCCCCAACATTAAGTGCAACAAACCCTGATAGTCTTTTAATAACCTCATAGATTTGATTTTCATTAAAATCCCCACTTGTAGATATTTGGTATATCAACGGTACTAAAGGTATTAAAAATGTGTAACCGATTATGTTTGAAGTTTTTTTTACACTAACACCTAAACTTTCAACAAAAGATAAGAAAGAATCTTTTAATAATTCGGCTTTCTGAAGTCCGGCTTTATAAGTCTCATATAAACCTTTCTCTTTGATTTTTGAAATTAATAATCTTAATGGTTTTTTATTATCAATAATATACTGAAAGGCGATACCTGCCAATATTAAACTTCTTTCCATAGGAGAGACGGTTGGATATTCCCCCGATAAAAACTGTTCAACAGGACCCATTAGACCCCCAATAGACATACTAAATGTTGCTAATATTGATAGGTCAAATTTAATTTGGTCCGAGGCCTCTTTAGTAATACGTTTCATTAAATTGTCATTTTCACCAATTGTTTTATCCATTTCTTCATTGGCCATTTCTCGTAAAATAACTCTCCTTTGTTGTTCAGTGATTATTATTGTTCTCATACTAATAAATACTTTATTATATATATTTATTATTAAAACAAAAAAAAATGAGTCATTCAAGATTATTAGATAGACATTTAAATAACAATATTTGTCCCGATTTAAAAAAAGGGGATAGAATCGTATTAATCAGAATGTCTGACCCAATTAGTCCTATACCACCAAAATCGAGAGGGACAGTATTAAAAGATGGGGTTAACTTTGTTGATGAAACAATTTATTCAATTAGATGGGATAAATCAGGGTCATTAAACATTATTTCAAACATTGACACTCTTAAAGATTTAGATAATATGATTAATAATTCAAATAATGAATCTCAAATTGAGAACCATATGAAAACTATTAAAAATATTGAAAGTGACCACGATGTTTGGATGTTTGAAGAGGATTTTGATAATTTAAAAAACAAAGTTAAATCAATAACTGAGGGAGCCAAAGATGTTGTTAACATACTAAAAAAGAGTAAAGATAAGTTTAAGAATTACGAGGTTTCTAAATTGATAAAGTATTTAACCGCAGTTAGAGATGCTAGTTTTACCAATATGTTACAAGCTTCGTATTTTTTAATTTGTGGTGAGGAAAGAGCCGAACACGAAACAAGATACACTAATAAGACCAATAAAAAAGCATATCAATATGTTTTGGATAATGCGGGCGAAGTTAGAGATATTATGATACGTGGGGCTATGAAGAGTCTTGAAGAGACTAATAAAGAAATCACACCTGAATCTGTTGAGAGACTTA